CGCACGCTCGAATGAACAGCATTTCCAATAGCGACACGTCTTTGGCCGGGATTAGCCAATCGAGGTAATCGCGCACCGGATGGAATGGGTTCGTGCGCGCGACCTCATCCACGACCCGATCAAGGGTGCCTCGCGGCACGTTGAGGCCCCACCCGGTCTTCTTCGGGCCTCGCGGCGCGTCAAGAACTCGCTGGATCGTGGTGACGTGATGGTCTTCGAAGGGTATGAAATTCTTTCCGAGAGGCATCGGGTAGTAAACCCCCAGGGACGGTACACGCAAAGGCTTGATAAGGCCCCCCATATGCGTGAACTCGTTATATGCGAGCGTCCCGTAGAAGACTTTGGAATAGCGCAAAATCAGGAACAGGTTATGGGCTGTGACCTTGATCGTGCCTTTTTCGTTCAGATCGAGGCGATCTCGCCAGTTTTCACCCCGTTCGACGACCGGCGGTTTGGTGGAAGTTACTTCCACGTCTCCCGCCAGGGACATCGGAGCGTCATAGTCCGCGTCAAATGTATCATCAGCATCTTCTGGGCTTATACCGTAATAGCTGTCGCGAAGAGCCGTCGAGAACTCGGTGTTGTCGTGAAGCATTTCCATCATGGCTTTGTAGGACGGCATCTTGCGCGGGTCGTCACCGACCTCGCGTGCGCCGTCGAGATGACCGAACTTATGCACCCGAACCATGTCGTACGAGTTGAAATTGAGGTCCGAAAGCGGGTCTGAGGAATGGTGGGAATGGGCCTTATTGCCGTCGTCATAGACGACCACGCCGTTAGACGACGTGCCAAGCGTGTAGGTATAGCGGGCCGGTATGCCGTTCTGTCCCATCTCTCCCGGCACGTAGGGCATATCGAACTCGATCACGGCCTCGTGGATGTTCCAGAGATTGCAGAATACCCCTACGGGGCCGCGCTTCATGAGTGGGTCCGCGCTACGCGCGACATCCGCGCGAAGGCGCTCCTGTTCCCGCTCGGAGCGCGGCAGGTTACGGAAGTCGGACCAGTCTCCCCATGCGTCGGCCCAGGAGGACAGGATGCGATCCACGTCGATCATGGGGCCTTGGTGATGGATGAAGACCGGCTCGACATCGGCGCAATGCGACGGCCAGTACATGTATTGCGACGGCTTGAAGGAGACGGGATCGACCATACGCATGTCGGGGTCGATCATCTCCGCGAGTATGCGCGACAGGGGGTTGAACTTCTCTTCAGGAAGTAACTTCCCAAGAGGTATGACCAGCCGTAGCTTGACGGCACCATTGCCGTGCGTGCGGGTGGAATAGACCAGATATTCAATGGCCCCTATTCCACTGGTGCCGTCCTGTAGGTCGATCAAGAGGCGGTTATCGCCCTTATCGATATCGAAGGTCATGAGTTGGCGTGGGCGGGCGTTGATCTTGTGGCGGATGCCGCCCTTGAACTGCGCGCCGACGAAGTAGCCGTTGTTTTTGCGGAGGGCTTGCCAGTCTTTGGACTTGCTGGTAAACTCCGCCAGAGTGAGAGGATCGGTATCTGATCTCTCGGCTCGTTCGCGAAATTCCAGCCAGGACCAGACCTGATTTTTGACGTGGCGTTGCGACTTGCCTTCGCTGATCGCGAACCGTAGCAACAGGCGGTCGTTCACGGTCGATAGCATGGTTCACCTATTGGATGTTTCGACGCGATTGTTCGGTCCAGTTACTCTGGCCGAATTTTAGTCCGATTTGACAATTCGGAACCGGGGAGTATATACTTTCAATCGCCCATCAGTCAAATCATGGGCAAATATCCGCAACAAAAAGGAAAGACCAATGCTCGAAGATTTATTGCGTTCATTGATCGCCGCTCTCAACGCCAACACCGAGGCGTTGGGCGGCAAGCCCTCCGCCGGAGCCGGAGCCGGAACCGGCACCAGTGCCACGGTCGCCAAGATCGCGGCGGTCGCCACGGCGGCGGCTGCGGCTGTGGCTCCCGCGAAGAAGCCCGCCGCCGACAAGCCGACGATGGAGATGGTCAAGGCCGCTCTGATGGAGGTCAAGGATGCCCATGGGCGTCCCGCCGCCATGAAGATCGTCAAGGAGGAAGGTAACGCGACCGAACTGCCGGGTATTAAGCCCGCCCGCTTCACGGCGGTCCTCGCGGCGTGCAAGGCCATCATGGAACCGGCTGACGCCGACGCCGACGAGGAAGAGGCGGTGGACGAAGACGACCTGTGACCTGATGTGAGGATATCCTGTCCGTCTAACTGCTCGTTGGTTGTGTGGTGCCGCAAAAACGGCATCCCGCTCCGCGACGGTTGCCGGATGGGTACGAGCCTACCGTGGGTGCCGCGCCGTGTGCGGCACCCTCACTCTCGCCAGGAAGTAACTTCATGGCTAAACAACAAAAAACCGCGCCCGAAACCAGAACCGAACAAATCAACCGACTGATCCGCGAATATGGAATTGATCGTGCTGGACATTCACTGTTCTCGCCCTCATCTTCAGCGGGTTGGCTCAACTGCAAGGGGTTCTTGCTGGCCAACGCCAAGAAGGGCGACATGGCTGGTTACGACGCGGCCTATGGAACGGTCGGGCACGCGATAGCGGCTGAATGGCTGTTGACCATACGCGAAAGCGGCAAGAAGGCCGGTGAACAGGTACCCGACAAGCATCTGGGCACGGTTATCGAGCATAACGGCTTCAAGATCGAGGTTGATGACCTGATGTTGACCCACATCAGGCGGTATATCGACTGGTGTGAAGAGGTCGAATTGCTGGGCGATGTCTTCATCGAGCATCGCGTTGACTACTCCGAATACACGCCGATCCCCAATCAGGGCGGCACGGCCGACCATTTCGTGTGCGTATCCCCGACCAAGAACAGCCCCGGTATGCTCGTCATCACCGATCTGAAGATGGGGATGCTGCGCGTGGACGTGGAAGAGAACAGTCAGGCGCTCCTGTACGCGCTCGGCGTCTATCTCGAATGGAACTGGTTATACAAATTCGAGAGGATCATCGTCCGCATATGCCAGCCGCGTCTCGACAGCTTCCGCGTGTGGGAGTGCGACGCCGAATATCTCCTGGCCTTCGGGGAGCGCGTGCGTGAAGCCGCCGACGCGGCATGGCGCGAGAACGCACCCCGGTCGCCAAGCCAGAAGGCGTGTCAATGGTGCGCCGATGTGGCCTGTCCGGCCCGGTCGAAGCTGCTGGAAGACATCGCGGACGACACGTTTGACGATGACGACGTGATCGAGGGTAAGGCCACGCCGGAATACACGGCGGAAGAACTGGACGAACACACGAACAAGATAAACCCAGGAGGCGAGATGAAAGAGATCGTCCCGCGCTACACCCATGAGGTCGAGACGGCCTTGATGGTCTGGCGGTTCCGGCAGAAAGCCTTGGTCATGAAGTTCTTCGAACAGATCGAGGCCGAATTGCTACGGCGGGCCTTGGCCGGAGAAGACCTTGGGTTCTTTAAGCCCGGTAATGGGCGGAAGACCTTGGAATGGTTCGACCCTGACGACGCCGCTATCGCGTTGTCGCAACTTGGCGTGCCGGAAGATAAGATATTCGTCACGGAAGTTACTTCCCCGAGCAAGGCCAGGGAGGCATTGCGAACGGTCGGTCTGAAGCCGAAAGAGATCCAGGGCTTGTTCTACGGCGACGAAGGACTGGATGAGCCGGTGGGCCTTGTGAAAGAAAATCTGGGCAAGATCAAACTCGTCCCCGTGAGGTCCAGATCGGTTGACGTGCGTGTCGCGGCGGACGAAGCGTTCGAGGACGCTGAAGAGGAACTGTAAATCGGTAAATCGGTAATGGAGGTTTGAAATGTCTGCAACCATGACGAAGCCTGTCCGCAAGATCGTCAAGAAGGTCGATGGCGTTTGCGTGATCTACAGCGACGGCTCGATCCGTCTCGACAAGGTGCGGCTGTCCTACCCGTGGGTGGGCAAGCCGCAGAAGAACGTCAATGAGCGCACGGGCGAGGAAACGTCCTCGTACAGCGTCTCGGCGATGCTGCCTAAGACGACGCATCGCGCCGCGTTTGAGGCGTGCGTTGAGGCGATCAAGGGTCTTGAGAAGCAGATGACCGCTAAGGGGAAGGGTAAAGGCGGCACGCCGTTCAAGTATCAGACCTTGAAGAAGTTCATCAAGAACGGCGACGCGAAGGATGAGGACGGCGAGAGCCTGTACCCCAACAACCCTGAATACCTGGGGCACTGGATCGTCAACGCCCGGTCGCCCAACCAGCCGCAGATACGCGGCGCGCAGCGTGATGTCGAAACCGGCAAGCCGGTGCGGCTGACCTCGGAACAGGCGCAGAAGATGATCTACGGCGGGTGCTTCGCCACGGTTCTGATCCGTCCCTGGCCGCAGGACAACCAGTATGGCATTCGCGCCAACTCGGAACTCCTGGCCGTGCAATGGCAGGGCAAGGGCACGCCGTTCGGTAACGCGCACCGGCTGGATGAAGATGATATAGACGACAGCCTGGATATCGACGATAGCGACGACAGCCTGTCTGACGATGGTGGCTTCGGCTCCGACGACGACTTGTGAGGGAACCGTCATGGATAAGGAACGGAAAGACGCCATCACCAGATTGGATGAGGCACTCGGGACCGCCGTGACCAGCCTGGACGTTCTACGGAATGAACTTCAGGATGAGTTTGATGATCTGACCGAGGAAGAGCAGCAAAACCCGGAGGCCGAGAAACTTCAGGCTGAACTTGACGCCCTGGAAGAAGCTTCCGACGCTCTCGGTATGGCCATGGCGGCGTTGTCGTCCGCCATGGCTTAGGAAGTTACTTCCATGGACGGGCACGCGTACGTGCAATCCACCCACGGACGACGGCGGGCAAGGCCCGTCGTCACCCTGTCATTGGACTATGAGACGTACTCCGAGGCCGAACTCGTCGGGCCTCGGAGCGTCGGCGTGTGGGAATACAGCACCCATCCTTCGACCGAAGTCCTCATGGTCGCCTATCGCATCGGAGGTAAAACCAATCCCGTCAGGCATGTCGATCTGACCGAAGACTTCTTTCCCGCCGACCTGTATGACGCCTTGTGCGATCCCCAGGTCGAGAAGTGGGCTTTCAACGCGGCCTTTGAACGGGTCATCACCAAGAACGTCCTCGCCATCCCCACGCCCTACGAGGGCTGGCGTTGCACGATGGCGCTCGCCAACATGCAGTCGTTCGCGGGCGATCTGTTGCAGATCGGTGTCGCGATGGGCCTTGACGGCACCAAGTTGAAGGACAAGACGGGCCAACAACTGATCCGTCTGTTCTGCGGCCCGCAGAAGGTCAGCAAGAACCGGCCTCTCGCGCGCAGGACCAGAGACACCAACCCTTTCGAGTGGGAGGCGTTCTGCGAGTATAACATTCAGGACGTGGTGGCCGAAGAAGAGATACAGCAGAAGTTGATCCGCTTTCAGGTGCCAGAGGACGAATGGCGCATGTACGAGATCGACCAACAGATCAACGACACCGGCTTGCCGGTCAACCGCCGGTTCGTGGAACAGGCCCAGATCAAGTCCGACACGCGGAAGGAAGAACTGTTCTGGGAGATGCTCGACCTGACGAAGCTGGCGAACCCGAACTCGACCGGGAAGTTACTTCCGTGGCTACAGGATCGAGGCTATCCGTTCGCCGATCTGCAAAAGAACACGGTCACGAAGGTTCTGAACCTCGATAAAGAGGAAAAGTTTCTGCAAGCCGAGGCCAGGACCGCGCTCCGTCTTCGCCGGTTCATCAGCCAGACTTCCGTGAAGAAGTTCCCGGCGATCCTGCGTCGCCTGTCACCGGACGATCACCTACGCCACACGCTGCAATATGGCGGCGCGGCCAGGACGCTACGGTGGGCCGGTCGTGGGCCGCAGCCGCATAATCTCACTAAAACGCCGAAGATCCTTGAAGCCGATGAGAACGGTGATTGGTCGGCCTTGACGATCTGCGCCGATGTCATCGAGAACGGCACGTACTCCGACCTTCAGATGTACCTCAGCGAGCCTATGGTGGCGCTGGCCGGGTCGGTGAGAAGTAGCTTCCAGGCTCATCCTGGCTTTGAACTGCGGGTCTGCGACCTGAAGGCAATCGAGAGCGCGGTCATCGCGTGGCTCTCGGGTTGTGAACGAATGCTCGACGTGTTCCGCAACGGCCGCGATCCCTATCGCGACTTCGGGGTGGAACTCTACAAGAAACGGTATGACGACATCACCGGCGCGGAGCGGACGATCTGCAAGCCCGCCGTGCTTGGCTGCGCCTACCAGCTAGGCGGCGGCAGGATGAAGGAAGGCAAGCGCACCGGGTTGTGGGGCTACGCCGAGAACATGGGCGTCAATATCACCGAGGCCGAAGCGACGCAGCACGTCAGGTTGTTCCGTGAAACCTACGCCGAGATACCGCTGTTCTGGGACCATCTCGACCACGCCGCGCGGTCGGCCTTGGCTGGTCGCCCGGCGACGGTCAAGGGTAAGCTGCGGTTCGAAATGGACGGGCCGTACCTCACGGTGCGTCTGCCCAGCGGGCGGAAGATGTACTACTACCGCCCGAGGATCGTGACCAAGGAGTTCGAGGGCAAGGACGGTACGATCTTCACGCGCGAGGTCTTGTCCTACATGGGCAAGAACCAGTTCACGCACCAGTGGGGCCGGGTCTACAGCAGCCCTGGTAAGCAAGCCGAGAATGTCACCCAGGCGACGGCGCGTGAGATACTGGCCATCGGCATCCGGCGGGCGCATGAGGAAGGCTTCAATATCGTCGGGTCGGTTCACGACGAGATCATCTGTCATCAGCGCAAGGGCGACAACTACTACACCGTGGACCGGCTGCGCGACTGCATGATAGCGGAGATCGCCTGGGCGACCGGTTTGCCCATGGATGCGTCTGGCTACTCCCACACCGTGTACCGGAAGGATTGAACCATGTGGTGGCGTGTCGATTGGTGCGAGGCCAACTCTCTTGCCAGGACGCGCAGGGAGTTCATCGAGGCGGAAGACATCGGGGATGTCTTCCGCCAGATCGCCAGGATGACGTTTTTGTCCGACATGCACGGTTCCGCTTATGTGGATCGAATAGCGGGACCGCCGTCGGAAGTAACTTCCACCAAAGGGGATAGGTGATGTTAGACACGGGTATCTCAACCGGACTGTCTTTCGCGGCACTTCGAGAAGCCAACCGAGAGAGGTACCCGTTGTTCAAGAACGCCAAGGGCGAGACGGAGCACAGCGGCGCGGATTGGCTGTCGGAAGATTGGATGGTGGCGGTCCTCGGGGAACTCGGGGAGACGGCCAACCTTCTGAAGAAGGTCCGTCGTGGTGATTTCACCGTGGAAGAGACGCACGATCAACTGGCCCGCGAGTTCTCCGACGTGGTGATCTACCTTGATCTGTTGGCGATGAACTGTGGGTTTGAAACCTACCAGTACGACTTCGCTCAGCTACGCCAGTACACGCGGCAAAACGTCCCGCCGGGGCAGAGTTTGAACCAACTCATGGTCGGTGCGTTCTATCACGCGGGCCTCGTCATCAGCCATTTGAACCTCCCACGCGACAATGTTCGTTTCGAGGCGAAACTTGTCACAGGCATCCATTGGGTGCTATACTACGTGGATCGGCTGGCGGATGTTTGCGGGATAAATCTCGACGAAGCCGTCAAACGAACCTTCAACATGAAGAGCCGACAACTGGACCTTCCGCTGTTCCTGACAGACGGAGGGCCGATCCGCGAGAAGTAACTTCCGAAAAGGAGGCCCAAGTGACGACCATTGAAGAAATAATCGAAGAGGCGAACAAGATCGACTGGTATTTGATAATGCTTTGCCAGTACGGTCCGAAACATAAACTGTCCTATCGCGCCGCATTCCAGCGGCGCACACCTAACGGCGCGACCGAGAGCGTCTTCACCGCGTACGAAGACGCACCCGATGCGCTCACGGCGGTAACGCTGGCGTTCAAGCAGTGCAAGTCTCAGGCGAAGGCACTGAAGCTGTTGGAGCCGGAAACGGAAGAGATACCGCTTAGACTTGAGAAGGCGCTCTGCAAGGCGGTAGACGCCAATTGGTTTGCAAGGAAGACGAAAGGTGCGCCCCGAAGAACGGCTTGAAAAGACGATCCGTAGAGAGGCGGTGCGAGCCGGATGGAGGACATATAAATTGTCCTTCACCGGTACTCGTGGTGCGCCTGATCGTATATTCGGCCGGAACCGCAGGGCGATCCTGATCGAGTTCAAGGCCCCCGGCGAAGAGCCGACACGACAGCAATTGAAACGTCACGAAGAACTCGTTGAGGACTTCGGTTTCGAAGTGTACTGGGCCGACAACTTGGACGATGCTCGACTGATCCTTGACCTAGTGGAGTTATCAGATGTCTAGGGACATATTCACCATACCGGAACTCATGGAACAGATCGAGGTCTTGGACGTTGGGGACGAGGATCTGTATTCCGATATCCCTGGCTTCGAAGGCCGGATCGAGCAATGGACTGACAAGGCGATCCTCATCAAGAGGAACTGGTTCCCGATCAGTCAACTGCGAAAATCCGAAGACAATGACGCGATCTACGCCTCGCTTTGGATACTTGAACAGCGGGGGTTCTGAAATGAAAGGTTTCCCCCAATGCCTGGAAGTAACTTCCACCAAAAACTGGTTCAGCGGCGCGCTTTCGCGCGCCGATCCTCTAACGATCTGCACGAATATCAAAGCGAACTCGCTATCCCCTTTCTCATGGATAACCCGTTCAGTGCGGCGTTTATGGACATGGGCCTCGGGAAAACGGTCGCAATCCTGACTGTCCTGCAACGCCTGTTTACCAGAGGACGTATCAACAAGGTTCTGATTATCGCTCCCCTCCGCGTAGCCGTGCAGACGTGGCCGCTTGAACTCAAGGAGTGGTCGCATACGTGGTGGATGACCTACACGCTGATCCGCGCTAACGAGCGTCACCCCGGCCTTCTCGACGCCCAGGCAGCGGCACGCAAGGCCAATCCCCTCGCGTCCAATCACGCAGCCGGTAAGGCCAAGACCGCCCACATAGAATTGCAGCGGCGGGAACTGGCCTCGCGCCCGAGCATGATCCACATCATCAACCGGGAAGGCGTCGATTGGTTGGTGAAATTCCACGGCAAGAACTGGCCGTACGACACGGTGATCGTGGACGAGAGCAAGAACTTCGCTGACAAGAACGCCGCCCGGTGGAAGGCGTTGAACAAGGTGCGGGCGTTCATAACCCGGATGCACCTGTTGAGCGGGGTTCCCGCGCCCGAAGGTATCGAGAACTACTTCGCGCAAATCTACCTGCTCGACCGGGGCGAACGCTTCGGCAGGAGCCTGACCGCGTTCCGCGAGAATTACATGATCCACCAGCCGTGGCAACACCGCTGGATACCGCGCGACGGGGCACCGCTTCAGGTCGCCAACAAGATCAAAGACCTCTGCATCGTCATGCGGGAAGAGGACTTCCTGAAGCGGGACAAGGCCATCGTGATCGAGCGGCCTATTCTGTTGGAGCCGGAAGAACTCCAAGCCTATGAGGATTTCGAGCGCAGTATGATCCTCGATCTGCCCGAGGTCGAGATCGAAGCCAAGAACGGCGGTTCGCTGGCCGGGAAGTTACTTCAAATGGCGAGCGGCGCGGTCTACGACGAAATCGGCAAGTGGCACCACATCCACGACCACAAGTTGGAGGAACTGAAGGAACTCGTGGCCGAGGCGCAAGGCTCTCCGTTGCTGGTGGCGTACTGGCACCGGTCGTCGTTGGAGCGGTTGCAGAAGGCGTTCCCCAAGGCGATCAAGATGGATCGTGAGGGGCGATGTGTGAAGCCGTGGAACGAGGGCAAGATCAAGATGCTTCTCGTTCATCCGCGTAGCGCGGGGCATGGCCTGAACATGCAGCACGGCCCCGGTCACATTCTGATTTGGTTCGACAACCCAATGCCACTGGATGACTACCTACAGATGAACAAACGGCTTGACCGGCCTGGACAAAAGAAGATCGTCAGGGTATATCATTTGGTCGCCAGGGATACTGTTGACGCTACCGTGGTGCCGGTCCTGCGCGGCAAGGATGACGCGCAGGACGCGGTGAAGAAATACATCCGCGATCTCAGAGGAAAATGGAAGTAACTTCCAATGCCACCAACCGACAATGAACTTCTGGTCATGGGCGGCACGATCACCGATCTTGCCGCCCTCTTCGGTATGGACCGGAAGGAAGTCCGCAGCCGGATCGGGGATATCCCACCACGCTCTAAGCGTGGCAATCTCGACGTATGGCGAGTGCGGGACGTTGCTCCCCGGCTCGTCAAGATGGACGACAGCATGACCGATATGGTGCGGCGCGTCCTGGCGACGCACCATACCGATCTGCCCAAGATGCTGTCGAAAGAATTCTGGTATGGACAGAACCAACGGCTGAAGTATCTTCAGTCCGTTGGTGAACTATGGGATACCGCCGCCATCGTTGATCTCTGCGGCGAGGTATTCAAGACGTTGCGCCTGTCGCTCATGCTGTCAGCCGACGCGGTCAGCCGTGAAACGGATCTGACGCTGAAGCAGCGGCAGATCATCGAGACGATCATGCACACGGCCCTCAACGATGTCAGGGAGAAATTGGTTGTCCGCCTCAGTGAACTCAGACCAACCTCTCAGGGGAAAGCGTTTACACCGAAAGAAGGTGCAGCCCATAATGGAAATAGTGGGTCAGGTCATGACCCCTGGGGAGGACTCGGCCCCCCTGAAGAAGACGGAGACGACGAATTTTGATACCGTAGAGGACATCCTCATCGGGTTGTCGGAACTGCTGCGACCGCCCGAGCGGATCAAGATTTCCGAAGCCGCCGAGAAGTACGTTTACCTCAACAACCCCGGCTCGTACATCGGGCCGTATCGCAACGACATGGCTCCCTACATGGTAGAGCCGATGGACACCTTGCAGAGTCGAACGATCTCCGCGACCGTATTCGTCGGTCCCGCGCAGAGCGCGAAGACGCAAGGTCTGATCCTCAACTGGCTGGCATACTCGATCAAGGTTGACGGGATGGATATGATTATCTATTCCCCGACTCAATCCGCGTCCCGCGACTTCTCCATGCGGCGTGTTGATCGTATGCACCGGTATTCCCCCGCCCTCGGCGCGATGCGCCTCAAGTCAGCCTCTCACGATAACGTCTACGACAAGCAGTACACCAACGGCATGTTGCTGAACCTCGGCCACCCGTCCGTGACCGAGTTCGCCGGTCGCCCGGTGGGCCGGATCGCCTTGACCGACTATGACCGGATGCCCGACGACGTGGGTGGCGACGGCTCGCCGTTCGACCTCGGCAGCAAGCGAACCACCACCTTCGGCTCGTTCGCCATGACGGTCGCGGAGTCGTCGCCGTCACGCGCCGTGGAAGACACGCGATGGATCGCCAACACGCCGCATGAGGCTCCGCCGTGTAAGGGCATCCTGGCGCTTTACAATCGCGGCGACCGGCGTCGTTGGTACTGGCCATGCCCGCATTGCGGAAGTTACTTCGAAGGGAAGTGGGAGCAACTGGAATGGGACGTGAAATACAGCCCGCTTGCGTCTGCGGAGACTGCTCGCCTCGTTTGTCCCGCGAACGGATGCCGTATCGAGCAAAATCGCCGGTCGGTCATGCAGGAGTGGGGGCTGTGGCTGAAGGACGGCGAAGCCCTCGATCCAAAGAGCGGCAAGGTCTGCGGCCAATCGCTGAGATCATCGACGGCCTCCTTCTGGCTCAACGGAGTGGCCGCGAACTTCACGACATGGACGAACCTCGTCGCGGCGTACCTGACCGCCCTTGGGGATTACGAGAAGACGGGTAGTGAAGACGCGCTGAAGAAATTCTACAACACCGATTTGGGTATGCCGTTCCTGCCTAAGTCGGAAGAGAGCGCGTTGCTGCCGGAGAACCTGATGGCGAGAGCCGAACCGTTCCCGCTCGCGGAAGTTACTTCCGATCAGCGCATCGACCGCATCTGGAACGTCAAGGTCGTGGGCGACATCATCCCAGAACCACAGGTGCCGCCCGATGTGCGGTTCCTCGTGGCGACCGTGGACGTGCAGAACAACCTGTTCTCGGTTCAGGTCCACGGCATCCTCCCCGGAGAGCCGTTCGACATGGTGATCCTCGACCGGTTCCAGATCAGGAAGAGCCAGCGCATGGACGGTCAGAACGAGGCGTTCTGGGTCAAGCCGTCGTCGTACCTCGAAGACTGGAACGAGATCAAGACCGAGGTCATGGATCGAACCTACGAACTGTCGGACGGCAGCGGTCGCCGCATGTCGATCCGTATGACCGGCTGCGACAGCGGCGGTCGAGAAGGCGTCACCACCAACGGCTACAATTTCTACCGGCTGTTGCGTAACAGCGGCGACGCGGCCCGGTTTCATCTGCTGAAGGGCGATCCGTTGCCGACCCGGCCTCGGGCGCACATCCATTTCCCCGACAGCAACCGCAAGGATCGGCTGGCCCCGGCGCGCGGCGACGTGCCGGTGATGTTCCTCAATTCCAACATTCTGAAAGACGCCTTGCGAGGCCGCGTCGAGTGCATGGTCCCCGGCAAGGGAATGCTGCGTTTCGGGCGTTGGCTACCGGACGCCTGGTACAGCGAGATGTGCGTGGAAGTCCGCACCGACAAGGGCTGGACGAACCCGCAGAACCGCCGCAACGAGGCATGGGATTTGGCTTACTACGCCATGGGTGTCTGCGTCAGCCCGCTGATCCGCGTCGAAGGCATCGACTGGACGAACCCGCCCGGATGGGCCTCGGCGTGGGACAGCAACAGTCTGGTAAGCGTTGCGGAAACGCCACGGTTCAAGCCCGCCATACGGGACGAACCGCAGGTTAGTTTCGCTGATTTCGCTCGACGAATGGGGTGAATGCGGCTCTCGGAAGTTACTTCCGAAGGGCCATGTTGCATTCCAATTACACATCGGCTATTGTGCCGTTCTTCTGGGGGCCGTTCGAATGTCAGACACTAGCCTCGATCCTTGTCAGCTATTGCGAGACGCGGATAAAGCCTGGTTCCAACTGAACACAGGCGGTGCTGTGCGTGTGGTCCGTGACCAGAATGGTGAACAGGTCGAATACAGTTCCGCCAATCGGGCGGGTCTGCTGAACATGATCTACGCTTTGCAGGAATTGTGTCCGACCTACAAATCAATCGCGCTGCCGCCCGGTCCCCGACCCATGAAGTATTTCTACTGATGGCGAATGCCGCCCAGATCGTTTTAGACAGCGGCGCGCTGGAAGGCGCTGACAAGTTCAGTCGAGAGACGGCGTTGTGGTCGCCGTCGATGGGTTCGCCGGATCAGGTCATCAACGGCGCGAAGCTGGTAGCCGACGCCAGGGGCCGCGACACCGTTCGCAACAGCGGCATGGCTTACGGCGCGGTCGCGCTGCACAAGGACAGCATCGTCGGCGCGCAGTATCGTCTCAACGCCGCGCCGCACTGGCGTTTTCTGTCCAACTATTCCACGGGTTTCAACGAGGGCTGGGCCGACAACTTTCAACAGATTGTCGAGGCCCGGTTCGGACTGATCGCCGAGAGCGAAATGTGCTGGTTGGACGCCCAAGGC